CCTGCCGCCGATGTTGTGGCAGCACAACCGTCATGAACCGATTGGGGTCTTCACTAATATGGTGGAGGACGAGAAGGGGCTGTTTGTGGAAGGCCGTCTGTTGATTGATGATATTCCGCAGGCGCGTGCGGCTTATGCGTTGCTGAAGGAAAAGGCGTTGGGCGGGATGTCCATCGGTTATCGTGAAATTTTAATTGAGCAAGACCATGACGAGAAGGTCACTAATCTTCTTGAATTGGATTTATGGGAAGTTTCGGTCGTTACGTTCCCCGCGAATGAGGAGGCTACGGTCGATAGTGTGAAATCGGCTCTTGCCGGTGGCGGTCTTCCTACTCTTCCTGAGTTCGAAAAGTTCCTGCGTGATGCAGGGTTTTCAAAATCGCAATCTGTCGCCATTGCTTCGCACGGTTTGCGTCAACTTCTGCGCGATGCGGATGATACTGAAGCAAAAGAAATTGAATCTGCTTTGAATATTTTGAAAGGTAGCAAGTAATGAGTGAAAATTTGAAAGAATTGGTGGCAGAATTTGCCAAAGCGAAAGACGACGTTCAGGCGTTGGGTGAGGAAATCAAAGGCCGCATGGAAAAAGGCGAAACGCAATTCGCGTCCATGAAGGAACAGGCTGACGAAGCGTTAATTAAAATGAACGAGATGTCCGCCCGTCTTTCCGAGCTTGAACAGAAAAATGCCCGGTCAGGTGGAAACGAACCTGATGCGGTCAAAACGCTTGGTGCGGAGCTTGCCTCTGCTGAAGGGATTAAAACGGTTTTGGAATCTACAAGTTCCGGACATACTGCCCGTGTAAACATGAAGGCAACAATCACCAGTCTGACTACTGATGCAGCCGGCAGCGCGGGGGCGTTGGTTGTACCTGACCGCCGTGACGGTATTTTGGCGATGCCTGAGCGTCGTTTGTCGATTCGTGATTTGCTGACTCAAGGTCGAACTTCCAGCAATACGGTGTCTTATGTGCGCGAAACCGGTTTCACTAATGCAACGGCATCGAAAGCCGAAGGCGAAGCATTCGACTATTCCGATTTGAAATTTGACGAAGTTCACACGACTGTCCGAACCATTGGCCATTTGATGAAGGCAAGTAAAAATATCCTCGCCGATGCGCCGCAATTGGAATCTTTCGTCAATAACCGTTTGGTTTACGGCTTAAAAGAAGTGGAAGACCGTCAATTGCTCAATGGTGATGGTTCCGGCAATAATCTGAAGGGTATTTTGCCGCAGGCTTCGGCTTTTGCAGACCCTGCGAGTTTGGCGAAATATACAATTATCGACCAATTGCGCCTTGCCATGCTCCAAGCAACGCTTGCCCAATATCCGGCAACGGGTATCGTGTTGAATCCGATTGACTGGGCGAAGCTGGAACTGGAAAAAGACACTACCGGCCGTATGTTGATTGGCAATCCGCAAAATGGTGCTACGCCTATGCTGTGGCGTTTGCCGATTGTGGAAACGACTGCGCTGGCGGCGGGTACGTTCCTCGCCGGTGCGTTTATGTTGGGCGCGCAATTGTTTGACCGTGAAGAAGTCGGCGTTGATGTGGCGTTTGAAAATGACAAGGATTTTGAAAAAAATCTGGTGACATTCAAATGCTACGAGCGTTTGGCTTTGGCTGTTTACCGTCCTGAAGCCTTTATTAAAGGCACTTTGGCGGCTAAGGTGTAATTTTGGCAAGGTCGTCTGAATTTCAGACGGCCTTTGTATTTGGAGGTCGATATGAAAAGCTATGTTGTTTTAGAGCAGCATTTTGGCGATAAGCAGTATTGGGCTGGGGATACGCGCGAACTGCTTGAGGATGATGCGGCAGATTTGATTGCACTCGGGTTGATTTCAGAATCAGCCGATTCGGAATCTGAGGTTGATAAGGATAAGTCTCTTGGCGATTCGCCAAAAAATAAGGATGAGCCTGTAACTCCTGCCGGTAAAGAATCCGAGTCAGAATCTAAAGATAACCCTGATCCTGAAGGTAATTCAAAAGATGGTAAAAATTGAACAGATTCGTCTTCATTGCCGGATTGATAGTGAGGATGAGGATGAATTACTGGAACAATTTAGATTTGCAGCGGCTGAAACCTTGAGAATTTATACCGGACGAAATTGGTATGAAGTAGGTGTAGATATTCCTGATGACGACCCGACTGGATTGCATTATACGGCTGCCGCGAATCAGGCCATGTTGATATTGATTGCGACATGGTATGCCGAGCGTGAATCTTCTCAGGATTCGGGTGTTCCTGCTGCGTTTAGACATTTGATCCAGCCATATAGGTTGATGGGTGTTTAGATTTCCCCTGACGGTTAAGCGTAAACCGTGCCGCCAAAAAACGCTCTTCTGCTTTTTATTCTGATTAGGGATTAATACGGCGTTTCCCGACTTCTTCGAGTGCAGCTAAGGCTTACGGCTGCCGTGTTTGAGTGTGAGCCAAGGTAAAAAACCGTCCGAACGGCAGATTTTGGGCGGTTTTGCTTTTTTGGGGTGGTGCTATGGGCAAGGTTTTTTTTGGTGTTGGATTATTTGCTGCATTAATTTTCTTTTTTGCTTTGTCTGTTACGAAGGATCCTAAGATGTCAAGCATTGGCAAGCCTCAGAAGATTGAGTGTTATTCAGGAGGTCAGCTTGTGTTTTCAGATGAGCTGTCTTCGGTTATTGACTCATCTAATACGCACGGTATTTATTACCGTTCGGCGATTACTGGTAAATATGTTCAAGTATTTATGGATTGCTTGGTGGTGGAAAAATGACGAATAAGAAAGAGGTTTTAGCGTATATCCGGAATAATCCGGGATGCACGGCCACGGCTGTTGCGAATGAGGTGTATGGTAAGTGGCGTTGGAGCGGCTGGATCTTCGCGCGGAACGATATTGAAGCGTTGTGCGATGAGGGTTTGGTCAGCGAGCGTTTTTTCCGTGGTATCTCTACGTTTTATCCGGTTGTGAAAAAAGAGGCCGCCTGATTTTCAGACGGCCTTTTTGCTAAAAGTCAATGATTAAGTCGGTAACGATACATTGTAGAGCGGTTAATTCTGACATGGCTTGGTTGAATTCATAAATGCTTATGTTGCGGTTTTCGCCTTCGTTGAAGCGGTTGCGGTAGGCTGTGTTGACGAGGGAGGCCAAGTTTGAGATTTGAATACCTGCGCTGTCCAAGATGTCTTTTTGCTCTTCGTCCGATAGATTATCGCTGTCCTGAATAAACAGGCCAGCTATTTTTGATTTGTAGCGGTCGGTTAGTTCGATTAGGATTTCGTCTCTGTCGGATAGGTTGGTTTTTGGTTTGGCATCTAAAGGTTTTTCGGACGGCCTGTTTAGGTCGTAGCGTTCTTCTTTAATCCGTCTTAGGATTTCGGGGTGTTTTTCCAAGATGTATTTGGGTAAATCTTTGATGAGTTTTTGTATCAGCGATGAGAGCTGATAGAAGTCCAAATCATGGAGGCGGTTTCCGACCATGCCTCTGATTTTCGCGTCCCAACTTCCGTAGGTATCGACGAAGGAGCTGGTCGAGGCGGCTTGAATCGCGTTCAGGATGCTGTGCATTTCTGCCCGGGTTGCCAAAATATTGGCATTTGCCGGCGCGGGGAGCTTGATGGTTTGTTTGGGTTGGTTGAAATGGTTGTTGAGTACGCGGAAGCATTCGCGTTGGTAAGTGAGCAGGCGTTCGCGGATTTCGGGTTTTACGCGGTTGGCGTCCACGCCGAAAAGCCAGCCGTTGAGGTAGTCTAATGGCAGACATGCGGTTTTTTGTTTGCCTCCGTTTGAAGGTGTGTCCATCATGGACATAGCTGTATTCAGAATGGCGTTTCGCTGGATGCGTTTTAACTGTGCCTCCCATTGCAGCCCGATATTTTCGCATATCGGCTTCATGGCGACGTAGTGTTGGTTGTTTTGGGAAAAAACGGCTACGGTTTGGCCGTGGAAAGAGATGTTTTGAACTTGGTTCATTTGAAGTTTCCTTGTTTTGATTTCGAAGTTTGCCCGAAACGGGCGGCCGCGAGGTTCGAAAACCTAAACAAGAAAGGCCGTGATTATTCCCTGCCGAAGCAGGTCTTGTATTCTCAGCCCTCGCGGCCATAGGAAACTTCGGTGGTATCAAAACAAACAATAAAGGAAACCAAAGAATCGAATGGACGTAAAAAATTCACGCTGACGGGGTGAATGCCGCTTGTTTTGAGGTTTTCGACGCCTCGTGAAGCGGAATGTAAAGCAGAAAGAAAATGCTTGTCAAGAAATTTACAAAAGGATAACATTGAACTCCTTTATTTTGACTGGATTTGATGAAAATGAATAAATTGGTTTTACTTTGTTTGGGTTTTGTCTTGTCCGGTTGCGGTGCGATAAATCAGCAACATCAGCAAATTAAAAGTAACGTGGAGCAGCCTGTTTTTAAATCAGAAATAGATAAGTTTACAGGGCAAAAGCGTGTTGCTTGGATGAAGGTGTACTATGACAGTATAGGCAGATATGCAAACGGTAAACAGTTTAATAAGATTTTTCATTCGTCTAAAAAGCCTGATGACAAAAAGCCAGTCGGTGTAATTAATATCAACAGTGATTTTAGAGAGCATAAATACTTGCGTTGCCATTCTGTCGATTGGCTGGCGGATGGAGAGATTGTGAAGCCTCTCCATGCAGAATATAAAAGCCAAGTAGAAAGAAGCCCGCACGTCCATGTCAATGAAGGTGTTTCCTCTTATTTTGCGTTTGACTCGTTTAAAAAATTGGCGGGTGCGTCAAGAATCGAATATCGAATCTGTAACGATGAATTTCAGATGACGCCCGAGGAGCTTGAAGCCTTGGGGCATGTTTTTAATGAAATTACCNNNCTGAATTTTCAGACGGCCTTTTGTTTGAGGTGTGTATGAATGCTGGGCAGTTGCGTCACCGTGTGGAGATTCTCCAACGGGTGAAGGAAAAGGACAAGTCGGGTGCGACGGTGTCTGTTTGGCGGCCTTTGGCTAAATTGTGGGCTGATGTGCGCCATGTGTCCGGTTCGGAGACGATGCGGAATGATGTGTTGACGGCTTCGGTACGCGCTTCTGTGCGGATTCGCTGGCGAACGGGTATTTCTGCGGATATGCGCGTCAAGACTGAGAATGGGATTTATGTGATTCGCGCGGTCATTCCTGATTTGCGCCGGCGTGAATTTTTGGATTTGACCTGTGAGAGCCTGCCTGATGAAAGTGGAAATTGATGCGGATTTTTCCGATGCGATTGCGCGGTTTGACAGTTTGCCGGAGGCGGTCGGCGATCGCTTGCGGTGGGCGGCGTTTAAAGGCGTGGAATTGTTGCGTGATGAGGTCAAGATTCAGGCTCCACGCAGTCACAAACGCCATTATTTTTACAGTAAGGGCAGCCGAAATGCAGATGGCAGCAAGAGGCGTTATACCTTTGAACCGGGCGATTTGAGAGGCTCGGTTTTTGCTTTTTACGATAAATCGGCATCGGTTGACGGCCGCCGCGCTGTGTATCAGGTCGGTTGGCGTGATAGAGAGGGCAGCCGTGGCCGGTATGAGGGCGGTTCGCTAAAGGCCGTCCCTTATGGCTATATGGTGCATAACGGCGTTCGCCGGAAAAACGGTAAGTCTATTGCCGGTCGTCCGTTTGTATCGATTGCGTTGCAGATTCAGGAGGCGAAGATGGAGGCGGCGATGCTGAATGCGGTTTTGGAGGTGGTCAATGGACAGCTTGCTGATTAGGGCCATTAATCAGGCTGTGCCTGATGTTGATGTGTACCATGACTTCGCGCCGGAAGAAGCTGAATTTCCGTTGGTGATTGTGCAACGCGTTGGCGGTGCCGGTAATTTGTTTATCGATCCGCTGGAGGAAGACGGCTATCAGGTGCGGTTTTCTGTTTCGGTGTGGGATGTTGACAGGCTGGGTGCGGTTGCGAAGAGTATCGAGATTGAAAAGTCGGTCTTGTCTTCGCTTGAGGCTTATGCTGTGTCGGCGGCTGAGTCGGTTGTTTTGGATGATGACCGGCGCGGTATGGTTCAAGATTTTGTGATTACCGCTTAGGTTGCGGTTTGACGGCGGCCGTCTGTTTCAGACGGCCTTTTTATTTGGTATTTTTTGAGGTTTTATTATGGCTGTTACTTTGGCGAATGGCTCGATTGTGCAGATCGCAACCGGGCTGGCGGCAGAGAAGAAAATCACGGCAATTTCTAATGCGGAAGAGGCTGTGGCTACTTGTGCTGCGCATGGTTTGGTGAATGGCGACTATGTCGTCATTGTTTCGGGTTGGGGCGGTTTGAATGAGCGCGTGTTCCGTGTGACAAGCGTTGATGCGAACAGTTTCAAGCTCGATGGTATTGATACGCGCGATTTGAATAAATACCCTGCCGGTTCGGGCGCAGGCTCTTGCCAAAAGGTTAGCTCTTGGCAACAAATTACGCAGATTATGGAGCTGTCGTCTGAAGGCGGTGAGCAGCAATTCTACGAATACGGTTTCTTGGAAGAAGACTTCGACCGTAAAATTCCGACAACTCAGTCTGCCAGTTCGATGACTTTCAAAATTGCCGACGACCCGAACCTGCCCGGCTATAAGGCTGCGAAGGCGGCAAGCGACAGCGGCAAGCTGACTCCGATGCGCATTGTGCTGAAGAATAAATCCGTGGTCGTTTACAACGGCTATGTGAGCATGAACGCGATGCCGACTGTGGTGCGTAACGAAATCATGACGGCGAATATGACGTATTCGCTGGCCGGTTTGTTCAACCGCTATTCTTAAGATTAGGTTTCCTCTAATTTTTGCTCTTTGGGTTTGTGTTTTGCCGTCCGGTT